CACTTGCGACAAAGATTGCGGCCTCAGCCAACTGGTTCAACAAGAGCTGATAAATCCCTAATAGTGACGGCCAGTCCGCTCCCGAGCTGGCCGCTCACCTAACTGCTTGAAAGGATGACGAAATGCCGACAATAGTTACGGCTTCAGAGCTTAGGACGATTCTTGGCGTTTCGTCATCCTTATATAACGATGCTTATCTAAATGACATTATTGATGCTTCAGAAAATTTAGTTTTGCCAATGCTGGTCACTTTCCAGACAAAAATTAACAAAGTAAGACTTGAAGATAATGTTGCTTACTTTACTAGCGCGACTATTCACGAATTTACTGAAGGTCAATCTGTAGTTATTACTCACTGCACATCACCATTTAATGGCACTCACACAGTTTTAGCAGATGGATTAACAGATTATGAATTTGCCGTTGCAATCACAAATGCTGATGTATTGGAAAAAAATGTTATCCCAGCCGGAAACGCTGCGCTCTCTGGATTATCGACCTATGTCGGAAATGCCAATGCTGAAGCTGCAATTCTGGCTATCTCAGTCGAAATCTTTCAAGCAAGAACAGCAGCAGGCGGATCAATAGAAGGCGTAGATTTTGCCGTAACGCCTTACCGCCTATCTAAGAATTTACTAGCCAAGGTAACTGGCCTTCTAGGGCCTTATCTTGATGTCGAAACAATGGTGGGCTAATGCCAGCTAGCACAATTGCTACAGATGTCCGAGGAGCTATTAAAACTGCTCTAGCAGGAGTATCTGCGAATATTTACGATTCAGTCCCTGAAGCGCCAATTGTCCCAGCAATAGTCGTAATCCCAGACTCGCCATATATGGAGCTTGAAGTATTAGGTAAATCAACAACTAGAGTTAAATTGAATTACACCATAACCGCTTGCGTTGCTTATTTTAGCAATGCAGCAGCTTTAGATAATTTAGAGAAAATGATTATTAGTATTCTTGGAGCCTTAAACGCTTCCAAGTATGAGTTATCGACAGTCGAAAGACCATCAGTAACTGAAGTAGGAAACACAACCCTGCTAGTTTCAGATATCCGCTTGAGCGTCCGCTACGAGCAAACCGCATAGGAGACCCAAATGCCAACAACAGTAATAACTGGGCGCGATGTGAACTTCACACTCGATACATTCACATATGACGCCCAAGCAACAAGCGCAGTCTTAAGCTGCGACACAATTATCGAGACTTATCAAACTCTCGATGGTCGCGCTTATAAGTCAGTCGATAAGCAATGGACATTTACAATTGAACTGCTACAAGATTGGGGAGCTGCAGGCTCTCTATTTGAAGCAATGTGGGCTGATGCTGAAACAGCACCTAACACCACACTTGCAGTTTCATTCACAGCCGTAACTGGCGCAGTATTTACTTTCAATGTATTGCCAATCTTCCCAACTGCTGGTGGAGCTGCTCCCGGAGCACTTACCGACACTTGGACGATGACAGTCGTTGGAACCCCAACAGAGTCCTTTACCTAAGAGATCGGAGCATCGGGAGCTATGAAAATATCAATCACAATTAAATACAGCTCAGGCGAATCAGTCACTTATCAGGCTGGCTTGCCAGAATGGGCTAAGTGGGAACGCAAGACTGGTAAGTCGATTTACTCGATGAAAGATATCTCGGCCTACCAGCAAGCGGACTTCTTAGATCTTGCATATTTTGCGTATAAGCGCGAAGCAGCAGGAAAGCCAACCAAGTCACAAGAGACTTGGGAGCTGACAGTTGAGGAAATGACGATTGGAGATGAAAGCCCAAAAGTTACGAGCCCGGAAGCATCAACCGACTAATAATCGAGATTGCTATCGCAACTGGGATTCCAATGCCTTACTGGATAGACATAGACCAAGTATTAACGGCTATAGACATATTGAAGGAGCGTAGCGGTGGCAGATGAGTTACCAATCAGCTATGACAAGCGCGAGCTCCGCTCAATCATTACCGCTTTCAAAGCGATGGATGATGAAGCCGTTAGCCAAGCTAAACGCGAATCTAGCGCGTTGGCTACTTACGCAGCAAACGAAATCAAAGCCTATTCGCTCACAAGGACTTTTGGTCAAGAAGCAGTTAGAAGAATTGCAACAGGCGTTAAAGTCTCGGCCAGTTCCAAAATCGGAGAGTTTTCTTACGGCTTTGCAAGTCAGCGCTTTTCTGGTGGCGGTAGCACACAAAAACTCTGGGCGGGTTATGAATTTGGATCTAATCGCTTGCGTCAGTTCCCCAGAAGAACACCAGCGCAAGGTCGCGGAAACGCTGGCTACTTTATCTACCCAACCCTTCGTAAGATTCAGCCTGAATTGATTAAAAGATGGCAAGAAGCATTTTCCAAGATATTGAAAGAGTGGGATAAGTAATGGCTGGCAGTAGAACACTTAAACTTTCGATTCTTGCCGATATAGATGATCTCAAGAAAAATCTTGATACTGGCTCTAAAGAGGTTGAAGGTTTTGGCGGTAAGTTAGAGAAGTTTGGCAAGATTGCAGCAGCTGCTTTCGCAGCAGCAGCCGCAGCAGCGGCAGCTTATGCAGTCAAGTTAGCCGTTGATGGGGTTAAAGCAGCCATTGAAGATGAGGCAGCTCAGAATCGTTTAGCCAACGCCCTTAAGAATGTTACTGGTGCAACCGAGGCACAGATTTCTGCAGTTGAAGAGCAGATACTTAAAACCTCTTTGGCTACTGGCGTTGCTGATGACGAATTACGCCCAGCGCTTCAACGCTTAGCAACTGCCACAGGATCAGTAACTAAGTCGCAAGATTTACTAACCCTAGCGCTAGATATTTCAGCCGCTACTGGTAAAAGTGTAGAAACTGTCTCTAATGCTCTTGGCAAAGCTTACGAAGGAAACACAACAGCTTTAGGTAGATTAGGCATAGGTTTATCAGCCGCCGAAATTAAAACTTTAGGGTTAGATGGCACAGTCAAGCAATTAGCCGAGACCTTTGGTGGATCAGCTACAGTTCAAGCAAATACTTTAGAAGGCCAAATAGCTCGATTGAAGGTCGGCTTTGATGAAGCTAAGGAATCTGTGGGAGCTGCTCTATTACCAATAATCCAAAAATTTATGGATTATATTATGAATACTTTTATACCTATGTTACAAAAAGCCAAAGAAAAAGCTGTTGATCCAATTGTTAAGGCTTTTAATGATAATAGAGAATCATTAGAAGATTTATGGGCTTTTACAAAAAATTATCTAGTTCCCGTTTTTGAATTTACATTAGTAAAAGCTATTGAAAATGTCGGAAAAGCAATTGCAACAATTCTAAACATTGTCGGCTCTGTTGTTGAAGGTATTAAGACAATAGTTAGAACTGCGGTAGAGAATATAAACACTTTAATAAATTTAGTTAATAAGATTCCGGGAGTCAATCTACCTACACTTGGATTGCCGTCTTTTGTTAAAAATGGACAAACTGGGGGCAGAATCTCTTCAAGCACCGGATCTATTAATATACCTACGCCATTTGCATCTTCTGGTTCTAGCGGAGCGACTGGTTCAACTATTACAGGTGGTGGCGGACAAAGCTCAACTAGTAATGTGGCAGTCACAGCAACAACGACTGCCGCTAAAGAATCAGTAAAAATACTTGCTGAAGCCATAACTGATATGCGCCCAGTTATACCAACTTCAATTGCTGAAATTAGAGCTAGGGAATCTGGAGATATTTTGAATTATGGGGTTCCGAGCTTAGCAGGTTTTGATGCTGCAAGATTTAGAGCTGGCGAAGAAAGAAGTATGACTATTGTTGTTCAAGCGCCAAGTGCAATTGATGAAGAAGGTTTTACAAGAGCTGTCGTCAATGCGCTCAATCAAACCCAAGCCCGCACTGGTGGGGGCGGTAGCCAGTTAGTCCTATGACACTTTGGAATCCTGTCTATCGCGTCAAGGTAAATGGATCAACAGTCACCAGCGCCACTTTAAGCGGATTGACTATCACCTCTGGTCGAACCGATATTTATTCACAGCCAATCGCTGGCTATTGCAATTTAACGCTTATTGAAACCGCTGAGGCATCAGTCCCATTTGAAATTAACGATGCAGTTACTATTGAAGTCCAAGATTCTACCGCCACCTATGTCAATCTTTTTGGCGGCTTCATAACCGATTTAGGCATTACAGTCCAGACTTCAGGATCAACAGCTACTAGCCAGCAAATTAAAATAGTGGCAGTAGGCGCATTGGCTCGATTAGCCAGAGCAGTTTATACAGGAAACTTTCCCCATCAATTTGATGGGACTCGCATTGAAGCTCTTTTAAGCACAGTTTTATTTGACCAATGGAGTGAAGTGCCAACAGCAGAAACTTGGAATGCCTATGACCCAGCAGTCCAATGGGAAGATGCCGAAAATAGCGGATTGGGTGAAATAGATACTCCGGGCGATTATGACTTGCACTCAGAAAGCAATTTGAATGACACAGTTTATAATCTAGCTTCTCGCTTTGCGACCAGCGGACTTGGCTATTTATACGAAGATGCTCAGGGCAGAATTGGCTATGCCGACTCAACCCATAGAAGCCAATATTTATCAACTTATGGGTATGTGGATTTAGATGGCAATCAAGCCATCGGCCCAGCTCTTTCCATCGTTAAGCGAGCTGGTGATGTCCGAAATGCCATCACAGTCGGCTATGGCGTAGCCAATGCCGAGGTTAGCGATGAGGATGCAGCTTCAATAGCTCTTTATGGTCAATTGGCAACGACTATTAGAACTACTTTGCGGAATCAAAACGATGCCGAGGATCAGGCAGCCTTCTATCTTCTTATCCGCGCTTATCCTCAATTTGCTTTGAGACAAATAACTTTTGCATTGGGCAACACAGAAATTGATAACTCTGACCGCGACAACTTGTTAAATGTATTTATGGGTATGCCCCTCAATATCGTCAATTTGCCAAGCAATATGGTCAATGGAGAATTTCAAGGCTTTGTAGAAGGTTGGACTTGGACGGCCGGATTAAATCGTTTAGAGCTCACAATGAACTTATCACCAATAGCATTTAGCTTGCAGGCTTTCCGTTGGAACTCAGTCCCAATGGTCGAGACTTGGAATACAATTAGTCCCACATTAAACTGGGTTAACGCTACAATAGTGGCCTAAGGAGAATAAATGCCAACTACAAGCAATTTCGGATGGACAACCCCAGCCGACACAGATTTAGTTAAAGATGGAGCAGCTGCTATCCGAACATTGGGTAATGGCGTAGATGCTTCATTAGTTGATCTAAAAGGTGGAACAACTGGTCAAGTATTAAGCAAGGCAACTAATACGGATTTGGATTATACTTGGATAACTCCTAATGTTGGTGATATAACGGAAGTTCAAGCTGGCACTGGTATTTCTGTGGCCTCGGGAACTGGGCCAATTCCAGTAGTAACAAACACAGTAGCAACCGCTTTTGATGCTGCTGGCGATTTAGTATATGGGACTGGCGCAGATACTTTTACTAAATTAAGTCTTGGGGTAGCAGGTAGAGTATTAAAAGTAAATTCGGGTGCAACAGCTCCTGAATGGGCCATAGATCCGGTTGCAGATGTGGTAACTACAGCAGGCGATTTAATTTATGGCACTGCAGCCGACACAGTTACTAGATTGGGCTTAGGAACCGCAGGGCAAGTTTTAACAGTTAATTCTGGCGCTACTGCTCCTATATGGGCTACTGCTGCTGGTGGCGCAGCAAATTGGAGTCTTTTAAATGCTGGTGGAACTGCTTTAACTGGCGCAGCAACAATAACTGTTTCTGGAATCAGCGGAAAAGATCAAATTTTAATTGTAGTCAGTGATGCATCGTCAGCAAATACAACTTCAGAAATTAGAATTAGATTTAACGCTGATAGCCTTAATAATTATGTCGTAGTCGGAGCAAATTATGGTGTAACTACAACTTATGCTGTTGATAATTACACCGATGTTAATTTACTGACTAGCTCATATATTCCCCTTGGTAGAATGGCTAATGTTGCTACCGCCCAAGTTAGCGGTGGTTTAATGTTAAGTGGTGGAAATGCTGCTGGTGTAAAAGCTTATACCGCACTTGGCGCAGGTCGCGGAGTAAGTTCTCAGCAATTTCAAATGGCCTACTTAACTCAAGGCGTTTATACAGGAAGCTCAACAATTTCAAGCATTTCAGTGTTGAGCTCAACTGGCAATTTTGATGCTGGGACAGTTTATGTCTATGCGAGTGCGTAAAGGAAAATATGAAAATAATTGAAAAAGAATTTAATGCAATAACTGGTGAAGAATCGCTAATTGAACGCGATGCTACCCCTAATGAAATTGCTGAACTAAAAAAAGCAGAACTAGAAAGACAAGCAATTGCAAAAGCTCAAGCTAAATCTGAGGCTAAACGACAGGTCGCTCTTGCTAAACTTGCTGCCTTGGGATTAGAAGAAGATGATTTAATTGCTTTAGGGCTTTAATTAAGCAAATCTAATGACCAAATTATGCGCTGCTGGAATTCAATTAAGGGAAATGATTGATGATCTATATCCTGAGCGCGATAGGCGTAGTGACGGCTGGGTGGCTGATGCTCGGCATCTTGCAAAGGGCAATTCTGACCATATACCGGATGCAAAAGGAATCGTCAGAGCTATAGATATTGATTCTGATTTAAGCGCACATAAAGAAGAAGCTTATGCATTAGTCGAGAAGCTTCGTAAATGCGCTAAGCGAGGCGATAAGCGGATTAAATACATTATTTACGATGGAAAGATTATGAGCCCAATTTTGGGTTGGAAGCGGCGTAACTACAAGGGAGCCAATCCGCATCGTAGTCACTTCCATATATCATTTACTAGCTTGGGAGACAAAGATGGCAGATGGTTTGACCTTGAAGGAGAATCTAATGAGCGACCTAAAAAAAATGGCCGAAAGCTGGGCAAAGACATTCCTAGCGACAGCTTTAGCGACCTACCTAGCGGTGGGGTTGGACATAAATGCAATTGCCAACGCAGCTCTAGTATCAGTCTTGCCTAGCATTATTAACTGGCTAAATCCTAACTACGAGCGTTACGGCAGAGTCCGTTAATGCAGGCGGTTGAACTGGCCACTCTAATCGCTTCAGTTCTCGGATCAATAGCTTTACTGGTTGGCGGCCTTCGATACATAATCAAATTGGAAAATATCCCCATAGTGTCGCGCCTAGATAAAATGGAGTCTCAGCTAGAATTAGCCCTAGCGAAGGGAGTCCGAAATGGCAACGCGAAAGCGCGTAAGTAAGAAGCGTCCTAAGAGAAGGCGCACCACAAAGGAAACTCCATTAACAAAGCTTGATTTCTGGGCTATTGCAGCTAACGAAGTTTATAAAGCTTGTCGCAGGGCTGGAATGGATGAAGGCACTTCGCTGGCCTTCGCTATGGATCGCAGCTCTTATCCTGATTGGATAGTGCCAGCCGATGACCCAATAAAGAAAATTGGTTGGGAAGATGGCGAGGAAGGTAACTAATTTACTTTCGCGAGGTTGAGCTCTTCGAGGCTCTCAAGTCGATTTATCCGGACTTGATGCCCCTATCAGCGACCGACCGAGCCGATGGCATTACCAGCGATAGCTACATTGAGCTCAAATGCCGTAGGACTCATTATGACCGACTTCTCATCGAGAAGAAGAAGTGGGATTATTTGGCCGATATAAGGGCTAGAACGGGCGCTAGAACGCTTTATATCAACGCGACACCTAAAGGTATCTACCAGTTCGACTTAGGGGCTCTAATCGAGCCTGAATGGGTTTTAAAGAGCCTTCCAGTAACGACTGACTTTAGCAACAAAGCCCAGAGCGAGAGGCCTTGCGGATTTTTAGATATCCGACTCGCCGAGTTGTTACTTGTATAAATAGATTTAAGCAAATACATTTAACCCGTTAATCCATTTAGGGATTACAGAACGGGAGCAAAATGGTAAATAAAGTAGCTCTTATTCGATTTGATTCTCAAGCTGGTGCTTGGACTGATGAAACAAATTGGGTTAAGGGATCAATAATAAGACGATTCGCTAAAGAGCGGATGGGTAAAAAGCAACTGCGAGGCCGTTTATCAAAGGCTGAAATTTCTGCATATTGGCTGGATAAATATGGGGTGAATGCAGATGTTGCCTAATTTATCTGATGAAGCAGTTGCAGCAATAATTATTGGAGTTCCATTTCTTAGCCTTTACTTATGGGGTTTATGGACTTCAGCTAAAGCGAAAGCTTTTAACGAAGGTTATAAGAGAGGAAGGTCAAGTGTCAGATACACAGAGGTCATTAAGTGACTGGATCAACGATGCTGGTGACACCTTATTCGACAGGGGCATTGAGTATGGCGACCCGAGGCACAATTTTCTACGCATTTACAAAATCGCGAGAGCTCTCGGTATTCAGCTCAGAGACCCATCTGAATTGGCACTTATTGCTATTGCGACAAAACTCTCAAGAATGGTGGAAAGTCCAGAGCGCGAGGATTCGTATCTCGATCTCATTGGATACGCCGCTATCTTGGGTCGATGCAGATTTTCTACACCAGAAGATTGGGATGACATTGAGTCTGACTCGCAATCATAATCAAAATCAATACTGCGATTATTGCAAATCTCGCTGGGGACAAATTAAAGGCGAATGGCATTTGAAAGCTAGAACGCCAGCAGTCTGGAAAGTCCAAAGCGAAACACCACTTCGCAAAGCACAGGTCAGGTTCTATTGCCAGCCTTGCGCCGATGAAGTTCAAAACTGGCCAGATGGCACATTTTATTCATTGAAAGAACAGTTAGAAGATGCGATAAATAATTTTGCAGGGAGAGAGAAGTTGAATGTCGAATTACCTAGATGATTATGTAAGTGTTCAAGATCGATTGAAGGAGTTTATAAATGCGTATCCAGATTATCGAATTAAGACTCACACCTTGGCGGAGTCGCTTGTCGCTAATTGCGATGTCTATATTGTTAAAGTTGAGCTGTATCGCACTGAAGCTGACCCTAACCCTTGGACTACGGGTTTATCTAGCGAGTCTAAGTCTAAGCAATACGCGCTCGAACTTGCCGAGACCGGCGCTCTTGGGCGAGCACTTAACCTTGCTGGATTCTTTGCTAAGCCGACTGGAGCGCCAAAGAAACCGATTCAGACAACAAAGCCAGAGCTTGCATCCTTCATTAAGGAGCAAAGACCGAATGACCCAGAGCCAATTGTCTGGGATGTTTCAGCTATTGCAGAGAAATTGGGAGCGGAAGTAGTTGATGAAATACCACTTTGCCAATATGGCAGAGGGCCAATGATCCTGAAATCTGGCAGTAAAGATGGCAAGGAATATCGCGGTTATGTTTGTCCACACAAAGATAGCGAAAAGCAATGTGCAGCTAAATGGATGAAAATCGGTTCAGATGGGCATTGGGTATTTCAAAAATGAGAACTGACGCTCATCCGTTTATTTGCTCAAGCTGCAAGCTAGTTACTCCGCATATTGAGCTAAATCGGTATGAGACCAGCGATATACCCAATGCGCCCGAAGAAGTCTGGCTCATTGAATGTCAGCGATGCTTTATGCAGCGGATTATCTATCCAGCAGATCGCGTAGCAAGTAAAGAGGACGATATTGTGCGATGCGATAAATGCGGTAATTGGAAGATGAAGGCAGGCAATTGTCGAGTATGCCGACTAGCTGCTGGATTCGAGAAGCAAATGGTGCAATACTGGAATGGCAATGCCACTATGGAAAGGCCTTATGACGATGCCAATCTATGAATATCGATGCGACAAATGCGATAAATCAAGGGAGCTAGTTGCATCAATAGTGCAGAAATATGAAGTAACCTGCGATAATTGCGATGTGCCTATGTGGCGCGTATGGCATCCAACGCCAGCAATTTTCAAAGGAGAAGGATGGGCAGGGAAGAAGTAAGCAGACCCCATTCTATTAGATATATCCGTCAGCTAATGGAATGGGGATTTGATAAAGAGTTTATCGCCCGGGATTGCGGTATCAATCTGGCATCACTAGAGACCAGATTAAGAAGAGCAGAGGAAAGGGAGCGCAATGGGAATCAAGGAACTGAGCCTCGAACTGGCAGCTGTAAGTCTGATAGCTGATGAGGCTAAGAAGGCTAAAGATAGGCTGAGAGCAGCTCTACAGGCCGAAATGGACGCTATTGGAGCAGATAGAGTAAAGGCTGAATATGGTGAGGATGTAATCGCTTATGTCACCACCAGTAAGCCTAAATTCAAATGGACAGTCAAGAATGAACGGAAATTCGTTGAATGGGTGAAAAGCAATATACCTAGTGAAATAGTTGAAACAGTCCGGGAATCATCTCGCGATGCGATACTAGATAAGTTTCATTACATAAATGGCGATGATGTTATTGATCCAAATGGTGAGCGAGTTGAATGGTTAGAAGGCACAATAGCTGAGCCTTATTTAGTGACTAAGTTTCATAGTGAAGGCAAGGAAACGCTGAAAAACGCGTTTCAATCAGGCCAGTTAGAATTTAAAAAGATATGGGAATTAGAAGGATGATTGAGGATATTTATCCAATATTTAGAACAATAGATGATCACATAGATAATTGGGAATCGATTGGAGTAGATGGTAAATATGGCTCTGAACAGCACTTATGTTAATCCACTTGACAAGGCCATTACACTCCGTCTAAGGCGGGGCCCGAAGGCAGCCCGTAGCCGAAGCGTAGGGGCAGGCTATTGCCTAACGCTAATGCTATCGGCAATACTGCTGATTCCAATTGATTCTTCTAAAGCTGATATGAATCTAAAGCTTTATGCTTACAACAAAATGGATTGGTCAGAGTTTCAATGTTATAACTGGCTAATTATTAAAGAGAGTCGTTGGAATCCCAAGGCTCGCAATGGATCTCACTATGGCCTTGGTCAGATGCGCTCTACTTGGTATAGAGACCTTAGTCCCAAGAAGCAAATAGATGCACACATTAAATACATAAGACACCGATACAAAGATGCTTGCAAGGCTCTGCATCATCTTGAAACTAAGGGCTGGCATTGAGCAAGAGATACAACACCAGCTACTGGGCAAGAGTTCGTAAGCAATGCTTAGAACGCGATTACTACACTTGCCACTATTGCGGAATGGAAGCCACTACAGCTGACCACATAATCCCCATTAGCAAGGGTGGCACAGACCAACTAGAGAACCTGCTAGCTGCTTGCATTAAATGCAACAGCGGTAAGCGCGATCGTATGACCCCTAGCTTTTTTGAGCGCGACAGGACACCCACGACCCCCATCGGGAAGATTTTCCCTGAAAATGGCTCGGCTAGGCACTATCAGGAATGAAAGCTATCGCTATGGCGCAATTGGGAGAGATTGCCCGAGTCCGGGACGAATCGGCTTACCGAGGTGTGGCAGAACCTAGAATTCACACAAAACTCAATGATTTACCCTCTCTAGGCGAGCAAATGATTAAATTTTGCGAAGAAATCGGCTTTGAATTGATGCCTTGGCAGCAATGGCTGGCTCACCACAGCCTAAAACAGAAACCCGATGGCCGATGGGCTCACCCAGTAGTGACCTTGCTTTGCGCTCGGCAACAAGGCAAATCGACTTTTATGGCGCTTCAAATTCTATTTAGAATCTATGTATTAAAAGAAAAACTGCAAGTGCACACAGCTCATAAACTAACTACTTCAGCAGAGCTCTTTTATAAAATTTACGGGATCATTGAACAGAATCCAAGGCTAGCCGCTGAATTTACTAAGAAGCTGGAAAGCAAGGGATTCCAGGAATTGCAATTTACTGAAGGCAGGCGATACATAGTCCGAGCCAATAACTCAGCTGGTCGAGGCATTGCAGCTCCCGAAACAATTCACCTAGACGAAGCTCGCGAATATAAAGATGAAGATGTTTGGTCTGCCTTGCGTTATACGCAAATGGCTTCACCTAATCCGCAAATATGGGTTTATTCAAATGCTGGAGATCAGCACAGTATCGTTCTAAATAAATTAAGGGAAAGAGCTTTATCTGCAATCTTTGGCGGTAATGATGACATTGGCTGGTTTGAATGGTCAGCTCCTCAAGGCATTAAGTTTGATAATGGCCCGGAGTTCTGGCTAGGTGTTTGCCAAGCTAATCCGTCACTTGGTATGACAGTTCATCCAGATAATATTCGAGCCGTCCTGTCAGACCCCGAGGATATTGTGCGCACAGAGGTTTTATGCCAATGGGTTGATACGATAAACCCAGTCATCAATGCTTCACAATGGGAAAGCTGCAAAGTTGAGGGACTTCGACTCAATCCTGAAGCGGACACTTGGCTGGCTATTGATCTAAGCCCTAGCAGAAAAGAAGCTGCGCTAGTAGCAAGTCAGAGACTAGAGGGCGATAAATTTCAAGTCATATTGCTACAGACTTGGCATAACCCAGCCAATCTTGATGATAAAGCAATGGCGAATGATGTAGCAGAATGGGTCAGAAAGTATCCAGTCCAATTGGTTGCCTATTCAGCCAAAACCGCGTCAGCGGTTGCAGCTAGATTAGCTCCTGCTGGAATAAGAGTCGAGCCAATAGACGGTCTTGATTATGCCCAAAGCTGTGATGAATTACTGGGAGCAATTTCATCTCAGCGGTTAGCTCACTCGGGACAGGAAGAGCTGACCAAGCAATGCCTATCCGCCGTCAAACTCCCTTTCGGTGACGGCGGTTGGGTAATGGGTCGCAAAGTTAGCAATACAACAATTT